GTTTGGGTCGGTAATTGGTGGTATCACTGGGGACACGTCTGACAATGTGAATGTACCTGGAACCGTCGAATCGACAACCTCAAATAGTATTATTCTAAGCGATCCAATTACTGCAAGTTTCAGTTCTGGGGATGTCATACACTTTTCTCGTGAAACATATAAAGCAGATTTTGTGACTCCATTGCACGGTACAGTGAGTGTAACAAGTGGTATAGGTTCATTCGACGTTGAAATTGCAGAAGACACAGACTTAACAGATCCAGAATCTAAGACATTTTATCTTGAAACGGCAGAAGCGTTGGTTGATGCAGAGACGTTGGCCTTTGAACAAATATCAATTCAGAACACTACTGTATCTGCACCCGACGTCGACTTCACATGGAACGATGGTGTATATACATTAACCGCATTTGACGGACCTACATCGGCCTCTATCACATTCAATGACGACGGAACTGTAACTCATGATTTCGGAATTCCGATTGTAAATGATATTGGAACTTGGGCTGTTAATCCGAACATTAGCGACTTCGAAGTTTTTGTTTCTAGAACAAATCCCAGCCCCAACCTCAACTTTAACACATCACCCAGTTTGTCTCTGAACACGTGGACACCGTTGGCTTCATCACTATCCTTGATCTGGACTGGTCCACAAAACTCAGCATCGAATGCGACGGATGGTGTTACCGTTTACATTCGCGAAATCGGTGACATTACTAACATTGATAGTGCTGATATAAGAGCAACTTTGTCAACGGGAACTGATAAGTAATGAAAAATAATGACGATGATTCAAATGTACAGACTGACTATGAGTTTTCTCGCGCAACCTACTATGATCTTATAGAAAAGGGACGTGAGTCTTTAGATTTAATGATCGAAGTGGCGCGTGAGTCAGAACATCCACGTGCGTTTGAAGTACTCTCAAATATGATAAAGGGTGTGGCAGATGTCAACGACAAGTTGATGGATCTCAACAAGAAAAACAAAGAAATAACCAATAGCAAAAACAATGATGAATCGAAAACCATTACTAATAATAATGTTTTTATAGGCAGTACAACCGATCTTCAACGTATGTTAATGAAATCAGAACAAGAGAAAATACTTGATTCTAACACTGTTGAAGTTATAAATAATAGTCCACAATAATAAAACACTGTTAACTATTTAAAATTATTCCATACTATAGATGTTCGTGCACTTGGCTTGATGTGTTTAAACACAGGAGCAACAAGAAATGCACGAAGCATTATTAATATTATGGTTAACTGTAATTAACGCACTGTATTCACTACCCCCTCATGTAGTGCGGTTTGAGTCTAACACGACCTTAGACCAATATCAAATTCTAGGTTTAACTTACTGTTCACCAACAGAAGTCGATACGTTCGGTTATAAGGGTGCCTGTACTATCATCCTCAATGATTGTATAAAATACAATTGGGATGAACTCAACAAAGTTTATATTCATGAACTTGCGCACTACAAAAATTTCTATGAACATGGATTTGAATCAGTAGAAAACGATCCACACGGTTATCAGTGGAAACAAATTATGATTGATTGGGATCAGGTACCTAATGCTACAGCGAACGAGGTAGGTGGACAATGCACTTACCAGTTTATCCTTGCGAACATGAGGAGTAGAAATAATGTACTGTAACGATCGATGGGAACTTTACATTGTATATGATATTAAAAGGTGGGTGATAAGAAAGAGAGTATACGACACTCACACAAGTTATAGATTTGGACCTATTTTTGTGAGAATTAATCACGATAAATAGAGGTATGTTTTATTAATTGTGAGTTAGAATATGTCGCATTATAATGGGAACCCTAACGTTAAAAACGATGGGGTTCAACATCAATGGACTGAACAGGAAGTGGTAGAGTATGCTAAGTGTATGCAGGATCCTTCACACTTTGCAAAAACCTACGTTAAGATTATATCACTAGACCACGGTCTTGTCAACTTTAATTTATATCCTTACCAAGAAAAAATGTTCGAACACTTTAACACCAATCGTTTTAGTGTCGTTCTTGCATGTCGACAATCAGGAAAATCTATTTCTTCTGTAGTATACCTTCTTTGGTATGCTATCTTTCATCCAGAGAAAACCATCGCTATATTGGCCAACAAAGGCGCAACCGCAAGGGAGATGTTACAACGTGTCACACTCGCACTCGAAAACCTACCGTTCTTTTTACAACCAGGTTGCAGAGCACTCAATAAAGGTTCTATCGAATTTAGTAACAACAGTCGTATCATTGCTTCTGCTACTTCTGGGAGTAGTATTCGCGGTATGTCTGTTAACTTACTGTTTCTTGATGAGTTCGCTTTTGTTGAACGAGCCAGCGAATTCTACACTTCAACATATCCGGTCGTTTCTTCAGGAAAAGACACAAAGGTTATTATCACTTCTACGGCCAACGGTATAGGAAATACCTATCACAAGATTTGGGAAGGTGCTGTACAAGGTACGAACGAATACAAACCATTTACGGTCAACTGGTGGGACGTTCCAGGACGAGACGAGGAGTGGAAGAAACAGACAATATCCAACACATCTCAGTTACAGTTCGACCAAGAATTCGGTAATTGCCTATCAAAAGAATCTAAAGTTGTCATAGAACACAGTAACAAATACTATGAAATAGGTTTAGAAAATTTATACAACGTCATTAAGAACAATGGTAGTAATGGATATAGTTTAGATGAAGAATTGAGTCTATACGGAGAATCATTGGATCGCATATTCATAACTTATAAAATAACAAATAATATCGACGGTTGTTTTTACATAGGTAAAACATCATTGGATATATGGGATAAAGGTTATTTAGGTTCTGGTTGTAGAATTACACGTGCCGTTAAAAAGTACGGACCTGAAAATTTTACAAGAGAAATACTATCGTATCATAAAACTGAAAAGGATGCGTATTTATCTGAAGAGACTTTAATAAACGAAGTCTTAAAAGAAGACAAATGTTACAATATAGCAGGGGGTGGTTTAGGCGTTGGTTCGGGGGAGAATCACCCCAATTACGGCAAAAAGTGGTCAACCGAACAAAACGATAAAAGAAAAGTTACGTTGATAGGTCAACGCAGAACAAAAAAACAAATTAAACATTATAAAAAGTCTTGGACCAACGAAAGAAAATCCATGCAAGCTGCTCGTATGAAAGGAAATAATAATACTAAAGGTCGTATTACTCCTGAAAATGAAAAACAAAAAAGGCGAGAGAATTGTCCCCATAAGAAAAGCTTGATAATTGATGATGTTTTTTATCATAGCATGAAAGAGGTTGCCAAAATATATAATTTAAGCACAACCGCTGTTAGAAATAGAGCAAAGTCTGATAATTTTCCTAATTGGAGATTTTATGAAAATACTAACTCCTAGCGGTTTACAACCGTTTGATGGTGTAGTAAAGTTCGAACATGAAAAATACTACGAAATACAGTTTAATGGAGAATACTCTGTAAAGGCTGCAGCTGACCACAAATTTGTCTATGATTCAAAGAGTGAAGTGTTCGCTAAAAATGTAAATATAGGTGATATTATAGGTGGTTCTTTAGTTACATCTAAGGTAGTTCACCATAAAAACATTTCTTTGTATAGCCCGATGAACGTTGCAAATGGGTCTGTATATTATCACGATGATTTTATACCTTCAACACAGACATTTTTTGGGACCGGCGACACCCTAATAAACGCAGAGACGCTGTTAGGGTTTCGTGCAAAACCAGCTAAAAAAGTTCTCGAAGGTGGGGATGTCAAAATTTATACTGAACCCCAGAACAAACACGAATATATCATGCTTGTGGATGTAGCAAAAGGAAGAGGACAGGACTATTCGACGTTTAACGTCATTGATATTACTGAGCGACCATTTAGACAGGTCGCAGTGTATCGGAATAACACTATCTCTCCAATACTCTTCCCAGATATTATATATAAGTTTGCGAAAGTCTACAACATGGCATATGTCGTAATTGAGTCAAATGATCAAGGTGGGGTGGTGTGTAACGGTCTCTATCATGATCTGGAGTACGAAAACGTTCATGTTGAGTCAGCAGTCAAGTCCAACGCTATCGGTGTCGAAATGACTCGTAAGGTCAAACGTTTGGGTTGTTCTGCTATAAAAGATTTATTGGAAGAAAATAAGTTAGTTATTGACGATGAAGAAACTATCCTCGAAATATCTACCTTTGTAGCCAAGGGTCAATCATACGAAGCCTCTGACGGTAACCATGATGATTTGATGATGAATCTCGTGATGTTTGGTTACTTTGTTTCAACGCAGATGTTTGCTGATATGACAGACATCAATCTTAAGCAGATGATGTTTGAACAAAAGATGAGACAAATCGAAGATGACCTTGTACCGTTTGGATTCATCGATGATGGAATTGACGAAACAGAAGAAACATATCACAATGGATATAAGTCTGAGGCTTGGCAG